GGCAAATGGCAAGTGACGCAATTGCATACGACAAGAGTGAGTTGCGTGCCATTACCCGTTCTTTCAAAGCAATGGACGAAGAAGCAACCAACCAGGCTAAAGTCATTAGCAGCGAATTGGCTGATTACGTCCGATCAAGCGTTATTGACGCGGCTGCACTCAGCACCACAAATCAACGCGCCAAAATCAAAATCGCCACAGGTGCTAAGGTTGCAAAATCTTCAAAAATTGGCGAAATCAGTTATGGGTTCGCCGCTCAAAAGTTTTCAGGTGGTGGCACAACCCAGCAACTATGGGCTGGAAATGAATTTGGTTCAAACAAATATAAGCAATTCCCAGTGTGGTCAGGCCGTGAAGGTCGCGGTTCACGCGGTTGGTTTATATATCCAACCCTGAGAAGCATTCAGCCAGAAATTGTCAAACGCTGGGAAACTTCATTTGTCAAAGTAGTAAAGGAGTATAACTAGTGGCTGGCAGTCGTACCCTTAAACTTTCAATTCTTGGTGACGTAGACAATCTCAACAAGTCACTAAAAACGGCATCCGCAGACGTTGATTCATTTGGCGATAAAGTAGGCAAAGTCGGCAAAATGGTTGGCGCGGCCTTCGTTGCTGCAGCTGCGGCCGCTGGTGCTTACGCAATCAAAATTGGCGTCGACGGTGTAAAAGCCGCGCTTGAAGATGAAAAAGCCCAACGCATTCTCGCGTTAACTTTAGAAAATACAACTAAAGCGACGAAAGCCCAAATTGCTGCCGTTGAAGATTACATAACTGAAACCGCGTTGGCTACAGGTGTCACTGACGATCAACTGCGCCCAGCCTTATCCCGTTTAGTTAGATCGACGAAAGACACAGAAGAAGCCCAAAAGTTGCTGGGTCTAGCGCTGGACATTAGTTCGGCAACGGGCAAACCATTAGAAGCAATTGCGAATTCATTAGGTAAAGCCTACGACGGCAACACGAATGCCCTGGGTAAATTGGGTCTAGGCATTGACCAATCAATTTTGAAAACTAAAGATTTTAACAAGGTCTATGAAAGTCTTCGCGGTTCTTTCGCTGGTTTCGCGGCGCAGGAAGCAAACACATTTCAAGGCAGAATTGATCGCTTAAATGTCGCTTTTGACGAAGCAAAAGAAACAATTGGTTTTGCATTATTGCCAGTTTTAGAAAAGGTCATTCGATTTATAAATGACAACGCATTGCCAATTATCAATGCATTGTCTGAAGGTTTTGGTTCAAAGGGTGCTGGCCTTAGCGGAATCATTACAAATCTCGGAAACACAATTGTAAATGTTTTTACGCCAATTATTAATGGACTGGTTAAGGCATTTAATTACATCAAAAACGCACTAAGCGACAATTTAGAAGTATTTAAAACTTTCGGCAGTTACGTTGCAACTTACCTAGCCCCGGTCATTGGCACGGTTCTTGGTGGAGCATTGCAGGTTGCTGGAAAGATCGCAGGCGGCGTTATTGACGTTATTGCTGGTGTCGTTAAGATTTTGAATGGTTTGATTTCAGGTGCGGTCGCTGGAATCAATGCGTTAATTTCTGCCTACAACGCAATTCCATTTTTGCCAAACGTTTCAAAGATTTCAACACCGAATGTCAGTGTGCCTTCAATTAAGACGCCAACAGTCACAACGTCAACGCCTTCAATTCCTTCAATTTCAGCGCCGTCTAGTGGTGGCGCAGTTTCCAGCGGTGGCGGTGGAGTGGCAAGCGCAGCAAAAACTGCGGCATTTGCAACGGCTGGTCTGGCGGCAATTCCTTCCAACTTCAACGTCGCTGGATTCCGCGCGGGTGAGGAACGCGATCGAGGGACAACCATTAACGTAAACGTTTCAGGCGCCGTAGACAAGGAAGGCACCGCCAGAACGATCGTTGACACCCTAAACAATTCTTACTATCGCGGCACGGGTGGCGCAGGGAATCTAGTCGCATGACCCAATGGACGCCCGTTTGGGAAGTTGAAATCGACGGCGTTGAATACACTTCAGCGGTTTTGGCGAACCTGACTATTGAAAGTGGGCGCACCAACATTTATGAGCAGGCACAAGCAGGCTATACAAACATTCAATTGATCGACGTTAACCAGGCGACAATTCCAGTCAACATCAATTCCACCATTTCAATTCGCGTAAAAGACACGTCAAATAGTTTTGTGCCGATTTTTGGTGGCAATGTCGTGGATATTGGTTTAGAAGTCCGTGACGTCGGTTCGACCATGTTCACCCAGACTTATTCGATCACGGCGCTGGGTGCGTTGGCGCGCTTGCCTAAGGCGTTGACCAATGGCGTACTTTCGAAGGATTTCGACGGGAACCAGATTTACACAATACTTTCAGACTTATTGCTTGAAACTTGGGCTGAAGTACCAGGGGCATTGACTTGGGCTACGTACGACCCAACTGCCACATGGGCAACTGCGGGCAATATCGGTTTGGGTGAAATTGATCGTCCAGGAGATTATGAGTTGGCGGCGCGGTCAAGTGAGCGCACCGACGTTTATTCATTGGTTTCAGCCTTAGCAACCTCAGGTCTTGGTTATATTTATGAAGACGCCCAGGGGCGCATTTCTTACGCTGACGCCACGCACCGCAGCCAATATTTATCAAATAACGGTTACGTTCAAATAACTGCCAACCAGGCGCGTGCAGCTGGCTTGCGTACCGAAACCCGCGCTGGCGACGTGCGAAACAATCTTACTATTAAATACGGGGCTACTAGCAGTTCAGAAGTCAGCGCCAGCGACGCGACTTCAATCCTTACTTACGGCACCCTTTCGCAAATTATCACGACGACATTGCACAATTCGACCGACGCGACTGACCAGGCTGATTTCTACCTGGCGCTTCGAAAAGACCCGCAACCGATTTTCAGCGAGATTACCTTTGACCTGACAAACCCAGAAGTAGACGACGCAGACCGTGACGCTTTAATTGAAGTTTTTATGGGAATGCCAGTTGCGATCAACGACCTACCTTCAAACATGGGTGGAATTTTTCAAGGCTTCGTCGAAGGCTGGACATTCCGTGCTGGTTACAACACACTTTCAATTTCACTCAATCTTTCGCCCGTTGCATATTCCTTGCAGGCGTTGCAATGGAACGAAATATCTAACACATTTACCTGGTCGGGCGTGTCGCCAACGCTAGACTGGGCGCGTGCCACAATTGTCACTTGATAAGGAGAAAACATGACTAACCCAACCAGCAATTTCGGGTGGCAAATGCCAACTTCGACTGATTTGGTCACAGACCTGCCAGCCGATTTTGAAGTATTTGGTCAAGCCGTTGACACATCACTTGCCGATCTTAAAGGCGGCACGACAGGCCAAATTTTGGCTAAAGCGTCAAATACCAACATGGACTTCACCTGGGTCACAAATGACGTTGGTGATATAACTGAAGTTACGGCTACATCACCGCTAACAGGTGGCGGCACCAGTGGCGCAATCACGGTTGGAATTCAGGACGCCACAACTTCGGTCAAGGGTGCAGTGCAATTGACGGATTCAACGTCAAGCACATCCACCACAACTGCGGCCACACCTAACAGTGTTAAATCTGCGTATGATCTTGCAAATGCTGCCGTCGCAAAATCAATCGTTGACGCTAAAGGCGATCTCATTGCTGCAACCGCAGCTGATACCGTTTCACGCCTGGCCGTTGGTGCAAATGGCACAGTGTTAACCGCTGATAGTGCTGAAGCCACTGGAATGAAATGGGCTGCTGCTGGTGGCGGTGCAACCAGTTATTCATTGATAAATACTGGCGGAACTTCATTGACTGGAACAACCGTTACGATTTCAGGCATAAGCGGCAAAAATTCTCTAATGATTATCGTCCAAAATGCTTCCAGCACAAATGCTTCAATTCAGCCAGTGATTCGATTTAATTCGGATTCAGGCAGCAATTATTCAAGTTACGGATTCCAGACTTATGGCCGCAGTACATATTCAAAAGATCAATGGGCTATGAATTCTGGCACTGGAACTTCCTTCGGTCTAGGCGTTTCAGGCAATAACGCAGCGGCGTTGGTTTCTGGTTACATGTTCGTAGACGGCGCAAATTCGACAGGGCCTAAGGTTCTGCAGTCTATTTCGTCAGGCGATCAAGGTGGCGGTTCTTCAGATAACTACGCAATTCTTGCTGGTGGTATCTATTCTGGAACTTCAACCATTTCTTCAGTATCACTCGTCTGCAACTCAGGAAACTGGGACGCGGGCACTATCTTCGTCTATGGAGCATAAAATGACACAATATGTAGAAAAAATTATTGACGTGACAACGGGCGAAGAAACTATTCGTCCTTACACTGCTGAAGAAATAGCAGAAGTTGAAAACGCAATAGCAGCCAATGAAGCAAAAATGGCAGAAATTGCAAATCAGGAAGCAGCCCGATTTGCCGTTTTGCAAAAATTAGGTTTGACCGAAGATGAATTGAAAATCTTATTCCCATGACTTATCCAACGGGAACCAACGCACGTCTAATCGAAGTTGCCGCAGCTGAAGTCGGGACAATCGAAGAAGGCGACAACCTGACCAAATATGGCAAATTTACAAAGGCCGACGGGTTGCCCTGGTGTGGCAGTTTCGTCAATTGGTGCGCCGATCAGGCTGGCGTCAAAATTCATTCAGTAGTCAGCACTGCAGTTGGTGCCCACAAATTTAAGGAAATCAACCGTTGGTCGAACATTCCGCAATTGGGTTATTTAGCGTTCATGGATTTTCCACATGACGGCGTTGATCGCATTTCACACATTGGAATTGTTGTTGGATTAATTGACAATAAAACATGTTTAACGATCGAAGGTAACACCAGTGGCACTGGCGATCAGCGCAATGGTGGAATGGTGATGATCAAAGTCCGGGGATTTGGTGAAGGCAAGGAAATTGTCGGTTTTGGTATTCCTAAATTCACACCTTACAAGGGAGAATTTCCTAGTGTTGAAATGCCAAAAACGGCAGATAAACCAAAAAAGGAGAAAACCAAATGGAACAAGCCAAAGCCCTAGCAGCCTCATGGGGTCGATCATTTTTAGCAGCTGCGCTTGCCTTATACATGGCAGGTGTGACAGACCCAAAAACCCTTGCAATGGCAGGGGTTGCAGCGGTAGCGCCAGTGATTTTGCGCTGGCTTAATCCAAACGACAAAGCCTTCGGTTCAACGGGGAAGTGAACCGCAGATTCGCGGCGGCAGGGTTGGTCTGGGCACTTGCACTAACCCTGACCGCTTGCGGGTATCAGGGGTGGACACGTTATGAATGCCAGGAATTCGAAAACTGGGAAAACCCAGAATGCCAGAAGCCGCAGTGCGTCCCTACTGGAACTTGCACTGACGACATCATTGGAGAAGAATTTACAAAAACCGTACCGACGCCGCACCCCTGAGGACGTCCACGCGCAACTGATTTTGATTATTGGTTCAACCCTCGCATTGGTTTTTTTGGTCGTGACGGTTGGCATAACTTATGCGCTTATTTTCGTGACCCAGCCAATCGGCGCCCAGGCGCCTAACGACGCAGCGTTTATTGATCTATTGAAAACCCTGGCCATTTTCTTGACTGGTTCATTGGGTGGCGTACTGGCGGGTAATGGGCTGAAATCCAAACCTAAACCAGCGGACACGCCGACAAACACGCAAGGTTCTTGACCGCGCGCCAATCATGCGTCACCCTGAGAACAGGTGGTAGCAGTTATCACCTAGAATCGGGAGAATTCAAAATGACAATGGAACAAATCATTGGTTTTGTC